TCGTCCTCGTCGTCGGGGTCCGCGTCCACAAGCATTGCCCGCAGCGCTTGCGCCTGGACCGTGATGTCGGTGCGTGTCTCGTCGTCCAGGGCGTCTTCGGGCTCCGGTTCGGGCTCCGGTGCGCCCTCGGCATCGACTGCGACCCCGAATCCTGCGACTTCGGGCGCGTCGTCGAATCCCTCGTAGGCATAGGCATCCGCCGGAGCCATGCCGTTTGCGACGTGGATTTGCACCCGTGCGAGTCGTTCGGCCCGGCCGTCGTCCGTCTCGGGGATGACGTGCTGGATTCGCACATCAGGGAACCCGAGACGGCGGGCAAGGTCGGTCAGTGCGTCATCGAGGAGCGCAGCGAGTGGAGCGAGCGTGTCCGTGATGAACGTCTTTCGCTCCATCTCGGCGGTCGCGTAGTTGGCCGACTGGAGGCCGAGGAGCGTGGGGGGCACGCCCGTAACCGCGACCACGACAGAACGGGCGTATTCGCGCGCCTCGATGCCGCCGAGGTCGCTGATGGTCCAGTCGATTTGCTCGAACTGGCCTGCCCCGGACATGACAGCGACCCCGCCCGTCTGCTCGCGAAGGATGCGGTCAATCTGCGTCTGCATGTCCCGCACTTGCGGACGACCCCATGTCTGCTTAGGGTCGCGCGGCACGTATGCGGCATCGGGGCGCCCTCGGGCCGACTTCCTCGCCATCTGCGCGGCGAGCGCGACGTCTGCGGCGATGTCGCGGTCCATCGGTTGGACCTCGCCGGTGCCGTAGAGTCGGAACAGGCCGGTTCCCGCCGATGAGTACTTCACGTGTCCAACGACATCCGGGGCGTAGGACACTGTGACGCCCTGTTGGTCGTAGACGTAGGCGAGCGGCGACCCGTCCTGCCCCGGTGTGATGGTGACCCGTGCGGGCTCGAGGAGGAGGAGCGCAGCCGGAGCGATACCGGGCACCGACCACCCCGCCGGCAGAACGTAGGCGTTCCCGCCGGGGAACAGGTCGGTAGCGAGCTGGACCCGGAACTGTAGCGCCGTCTGTGATGCGTTCGGGCGCTTGAGCAGCGCGGAAAGAGGGTGGTCCTCGACAGGCTCCCACCCGTCGGGGCCTTCCCGCTGCACTTGGAGCGGCAGCGCGGCGAGCTTGTTTGCCCGGATGGCGACCGCGCGCCAGTACCAAGGGTTCGCAACGAGCGCAGACGCGGCGCGCTCCGGGTCGTAGGGGACCGGGACTGCCTCGGCAGTCGCGAAGTCGGACCCCGCCACGAACGCCTCTTCGTCGCGCGGCGGCTCGATTGTCACGACCGACAGTGCCCGCAGGACGCGGACCGGGAGCGAGAGACGGGCGAGGGGGCTTGACATGGCGGCACCGTATCACGTAGGGGGGCGGGTGCGCTACGCGTCCTCGTCGGGTCCGTCTGCATCCCACGCAAGTAACCGCAGACGTCGAGCCTCCATCACGAGGTAGCGCAGTGCGTCCCATGCGTGGTCCGCGCCGACTACCTCGGTCTCCCGGTGGACCGTGAGCTGGGACCGCTTGCCCGCGGTCGGGTCTTTCCAGGCGAGCTCGCGTAGCTCGACCCGGAGCGGCGCCGTGCTCGGGTGGTCGTGGATGACGAGACCGGGGCGGCCGTCCTGTACCTCGAGTAGCCTGTCGACCGCCTGGAATCCCTCGCGCCGTGCCTTGTTGGCTGCGATGGTCGGCACACCCAAGGCAGACCAGCGATCGCGCGCGTCTGCGTCTGCGGGGTCTGCCGCCCGTGCATAGGGCTCGGGTAGCCGTCGTCCCGTGCCGTCGCATGTGGAGCACTTCTCGGCCTGTGAGAATCGCCTGTCCCACCACCGGTCCGCAGGCCAGTCCTCGGGGCCGGGCCAGCAATCGGGGCACGACTCGTGCCGCAGGACCGCGTACACGTGGGCGTCGGTGCCAACCTTGGGCTGGTAGCGGACCCGGAGAATGTGGAGCACCCCGCGCGGGTCGACCGCGCCCCACACGTACGCGAACGGCGCCCGGAATCCGAAGTCGGCGCCGTCGATGCGGGGCCAATCGGCCATCTCGTCGTCGGGTAGTGCCTCGATGACGTGGACGGCTTCGTCGTAGGTGGGATGCACCAGCCCCTCGAGTTGCACGAACTCCGCGTACCGCCGGACCCTCCGCTCCCGCTCGGTCATGCTCGCGAGCCACCGGCCCATCGCGTTGCCGTCAATCATCGGGTTGTCGGTCGGGTCGAGGCGGTAGACCTCAACCTCACCCGCCGCCCGAGGCGGGTCCCGAAAGAGGATGTCCACGACGGCGGGGCTCTTTCCGCGCGTCGGCGTGAACGTCCCGAGCCACCGACCGCCCTGGTCCGCTACGGCGCGCACTTGTTCGCGGAGCACTTCGACGTCGCCGTGGTCTTCGTCGTTGTGGACGAGAGGTGAGGACGTGCCCTGCCAGCGCTTGCTCGCATCGGCGCCCGAGGTGGTCTTGAACAGGATGGACCCCGGTAGCCCGAGGCCCGACCCCGGCATCCATGCGGCGGCCGTCTGCGCCGCGAATCGAGCCGACCACGACCAGTCCGCCGGTAGGAGCGTGTCGTAGATGGGCCGCAGGTAGTCCCGGCTGTCATCGTTCGTGATGGACCCCGCGAGCACGAGTGCCGGCGCCGCCTGGAGACGACCGGGCCCGAGGCCGTTGCGCCGAAGGAACTCCCGCACGTCGGGGTGGTCGGCGCCCATGGCCGTGATCGCGCCGCAGACCGACCCGCTCCACGACTTGCTCGACCGGTTGCCGCCCAAGGCCACGAAGTACAGCGCCGAGGACTCGAGGAACCGCCGCAGTAGCTCGTGCTGGCTGGTCCGGTCCTCTTCGACCCCGCAGACCGGGCACCGGTGCACGCCGTCGCCGGTGTGCTCCATCGGCACCCCGTGCATCGGCTGCTCATCATGGGGGCCGGTCCGCCCGCACGGTTTGCCGGCGACGTTGACCAGGCGGCCGTCCGCTGTCCGTGGCCAGGTCACATCCGAGCACGTCCGGCACTCGGGCCGCCACAGCTCCACGAAGCGGAGCGGGTGCCCCGCGTGTTCCTTGCGCTGCGCGACCTCGTGGGCCACGAGACGACGGCACACGTCCATGACCTCGGGGCGCACGTCGCACCCATGGCGGACGACATACAGCGCCCATCGGAGGCGGTCGTAGTAGGACGCCCACGAGGGAGGGGCCGGCTGCGGGGCAGGTCGAGGGGCTACCGTCGCCCCGTGCATGTCGAGCACTACGCTCACGGCTCGGCCTCGATGCCCTCCTCGTACCCGTGCGCGCGTCCGAGGGCGTACCCCGCAGCGCCCGCCAGCGAGACCAGCACGACGATGAGCAGGAGGACAGCGACCACCGACCGCCACACGAGCGACGTCAAACGGTCCGGGTCGACTACCAGGGGCGCGGTCATCCCTCACCGCCCGAAAGGAGCGATGCGAGTTCCTCCGACGGGTCGACGGTCACACGGCCACCGGTCTCGACCTTGCCGGCGAGCTCGACCCGTTCGGACTTGGGATGTCCGGTGCGGTCGAGAATCCCGAAGGCGGCGGCGAGTTTGCGCCCGTCGTCTTCCGAGTCCAGCACTTCGACAGCGGCATCCGCAGCCCGGAGGCTCGACCGAATCAGGCGCGCACGCACTGTCTTCTGAAGGTCTTCGGACATCGCTGCAATCAGCGGGGCCAGTTTGCCGTCTCGAATCCACCGGTACACCGTCGACGGGTTTACACCGATAGCCTCGGCTATCTGCGCTTGTGTGCGGCCTTGGAAATGAAGCTCCGCAGCACGGATATGGGCCTCGGTCATTTCTTCATTTTTAGGCATGTTGCCCTCCACATGCAGCCTATCACGCTCGCACCGCATCGGCTCACCCCCACCCATCAGGACGCCCGCCCGAGTCGTCCACCGACAGCGCGAGACCCTGTCCCCGAGGCACGGGCCGTTCCCGGTCCATCCGGTACGCGACGCCCCGGACTGCATCGTAGCGGTCCCGCGGTCCGTCGGAGGTCGCCACCCGCATCCGTCGAGAACAGAACCCGTCT